GGCTTAAAATATCTTGGGTGCATTAAATCTCGGCTAGTTTCTGCGACACTAACCATATCTCCAGAAAAAACTTTTAAATGTGTAATCTTGGGATTAAATGGCTCAAGTCTTGGCTTTGATAAATCTTCGCCCTTATTATATAAAACTATAATCCCACGTCCAAAACCTATCATATACTTAACGGCTTCTTTAACAGCTTTCTTTAGTTTTTTATTATAATAAATTTCTTGCTCTTCACTTTCGAATTGAATTGAATTTTTAAGGCTAGCGCCAGACTTTAACCTAACTATCTTTGAGCCTATACCTGTTTTATACATAGCTCTTAAAGTTTCATATGAAACTCGTTCTTCTACTATCGTATTTGTATTTAGAGGGCTTCTTGTATTATATACATCATTTATTATATTTTTAATACCATCAGAGAATTTCTTAAGCATAGTAAACCAAGGTAAATAATTATTTTACCTTAGTTTATGAATGTTAATAATGAAAGTCAAATTAATTTTGAATAGTCGATCCTAGAGGCTTTCATCGCTTGTTCAAGTGCGTACCTAATCGCATCAATTCCATGGTTAAAAGTATCAACAATATTAGTGGAAATATCCCCTGTTACTCTATCAACTTTATAGCTATATAGGGAAAGCTCTTCTATTATATTTTTACATCGGGGGTGTACAAATATCCTTCTATGGCTTTTTATAAAAGATATTCCATCCTCAATACTTCCCTTACCCTTCTTGCAAGCTTCTATTCGTGATAAGCCCTTACGCTTTAAATAACTTATTGATTCGGGGCGGGCATTATCTGCTCTTATAACGTGCTTTTCTATATCTGGGATTTTTTCTTTTAAGAAATAAGCCGTGTCATCCAATTCTAAACCAATCTTAAAGGCTTCATATTCTATATATAAATTCTCCTCGTGAATCCAAACTTTACACCCTGCTGTCGGGTCATTAGAAAAACCAAAATCTAATCCATGGTAAGGTCTTTCCCATTTCCTGTCTGGCGTAAATTCTTTTATCTCCCACTTATCGGCAAAAACTGTCGCTTCATCATTCTTTAAATATGCTCCATCCCATACGTGCCGATATGTAGAAGCATCCATTATTTCCATATCCCTTATACGTTGTCTTTTTAAAGCCTCTGAAAGCCATTTGTTATCATAACAATGTATTTCTGCAATTAACGCATCCTTAGGAGGAAACTTTCTAAACCTTTTATCTACCGCTGAATTTTCTCTTTTAGGATTCCACAATACCCAAAGTTCTGATTTATTAGATCTAATTGTTGGCTCTAATTCAAGCCAAGAATTTTCTCCTATATCTTCAGCTTCTTCAAGAATAGCAATATCTATTTGAGCCAGTGACTTAATAGATCCCATCTTCTGTAATCCCTTGAATATAAATTCCGTACCGTTCGCCCCTCTTATGTAATCAACTCCTACATCGTAATGATGAGCAAGCCACGGCATTGATTCTATGGCGTTTTTTAATTCAGCGTGAAATGATTCTTTAATAGATGATTGATATTCTCGGGTGCATAATATCCTTAACTTCTCTTGATACCCAAAGATTGAAGCCATTAGGGCAAAAGAAAAAGATTTTCCGCCACCACGTCCACCCCAAGATGCTCTATAACGAACAGACCCCCTAGGAGCTTTAAAAACAGGGATAAGCTTCTTAGGCAATTGAACTCTAACTTTCGTCATCTGGAGCTACTATCTCTATTACTGTTGGTGCTAAACTACCATCACTATTTTTATGATCTATCTCTGTCTTATCAGATTGTCCAAGCCAGTTTTTCCCAAGCCAAATAGCCATCGTTGGGTTTGTTTTACTCATTGCAAACTGTCTTCTTCTTAGCGACATTTTACCGCCAGATGCCTTTTCAGCGTAATACTCCGTAAAACTTTTTCCTCTTTCTTTCTTAAGTTTTTTATTTAAATTATCATAATGTAAACCTAAAATTGAAGAAATCTCTGTACCTGTGCATTGAATAAAGCAAAGATTATCAAGCGTTTCATAGTCTATTTTTTTTAAAGGTCTACCCATCTTTTTTCTAGGTTTATTTGGATCTTTCTTTTTAGGCATTTTCGACCTCACTATTAATATTATTTTTCTTTATCTCATTTTTAATGACTTCTGAAAAATTAAATAGCATTTCTTCTCTTTCTTTAATTATTATACTATGCCATTTTTCTTGCTTTCTTAAGTTTTCTTCAAAATTATGCTCATCAAATTTTAATATATCATCGTAACTATCAACAAGAAACTCTTCATAATCTTCTAATTCTGATTTCTCAAGAGTATTTAAGCAACTTCTATCAAATAAAGTTACACAGTTATGAGATAAATTCTCATAAAACCTATTAGATAAATTATTAAAGTTATTATGTGTATATTCATCTTCTATATAAAAACTGTATCTAAATAGTGAAAGGGTATTTTTTTTCCACGATAATTTGTCTATCGCCGTATAATCTCTATTTATATTTTTATAAAACTTATGATTTTTTTTACTAGTTGATATATAGATATTTTTTTTAATATATTTTTCAAAGCTTTTGCGCCTATCTTTCCTATATGTACCGTAATAAATATAGTTATATTTTTTACGGATTAAATTTTTAGGTTTATAAAATAAGCTATTGAAATTGATACAGTATTGATTCTTTAGATATTTATATGATTTTACGCTTTTTTCATAATTAGAAATAAATATTGTATTAGGGAATCTTTCCTTAAATATTTTAACTGGTTCTCCATTCGGGCTAATATTATATTCATTAGAAAACCATCCCCATAAAGAGTTATTATTTATTTTGAAAACTTTTTCTAGTTCTATAAATAAAGGTAGTCTTTTACTCGAATATGAAAATAAAATAATATCATATTTTTTCTGATATTTTTTAGAGCATTCTTCTGTAAACATAATATCAATATTAATATTATATCTAGGTAAGTCCTTTTTTAATTCAAGACAGTTTCTTACGTGCGCATTTAATGTTTCGCCTTTAGGACGTTTTTCTGTTTCTATAAATAGTAAATTAATCATTATTTAGAATCGTAACCATTTTATCAAAACTTATCTTATCAGCATTTACTTTCAAAATCTTTTTTAATTGCTCAAGCTGGGATACGTTTTCACATTTTATCATAAAGTTTATACTCTCGCTTATCTCGTCAAAGTCTTCTATGTCTTCTATTCCTTCTATAAAAGATTCTAACTCGTAACTTTCGAAACCTAATAAATCTAAATCAAAGTCCATCTCTTTTAAGCTTTCAATCTCAAGCTTTAATAGGTCTTCATCCCAAGAGCTGTTATCCCCCAGTTTGTTATCTGCGATTATATAAGCTTTCCTTTGCGCCCTAGATAGCCCCTTTAATATAATACATGGAACAGTATCCATTTTCTCTTTCTGTGCCGCTAACAGCCTACAATGTCCCGCTATTATGTTGTTCTTCTCATCAATCAATATAGGATTACAAAAGCCAAATTCTCTTATACTTGATACTACTTGATTTATCTGCTTTTCTGTGTGCGTTCTTGTATTATTTATATACGGTATCAAATCTTCTGTCTTCTTATATAAAATCTCTAACATTTAATTACTCCTTGATATGCTTTCTATTTTAAACCTCAAAAATATCACCATTAGGGTACGTTATATGACACCAATTTAATATAATCATGCTTCTTTCATTTTGATAATTTTTCCAACCGTATTTTCCACATGTATATGCTAAACATATCCTTGAAATATCTTCCTGAATTTCTTGACGATCTCCGTCATACTCATCCCTAAAATATCCAAAAGCTAATACTATGTAACGATCTTCTGGAATTTTCTCGATAGACTCTTCCCACTTTGTATCTTTTATATCATCAACATCATCAACATCAGAATCCTCAATTTTTTCTTGATCATCTATATTAGGCATATTAAGAGAATTAATCATATTAATCTCTTTCTCATATACTTTATCTACTGCTTCAAAATAGCTATTTACTAAAGAATCTTCTCCTAACATTATATGTTCAGGAATCTTAATCTCTCTAAATTTCTTCATATCCATATTTAAGCCTTTATGTCGTTAAGATTAATTTTATTAATTACTTTGGTAAACCCTATGTCAATACTATACCCATACATCGCTAAATAATCAAAAAGTCGCTCGCACGTAAATTTCTTAGTACCCTTAAAAAGTAGCGTTATATAATAACCTGAAAAACCTAGCTTATCATTAAACTTCTTTAGGCTTCCCTCTTCTTCTATTATTGCATTCTTTAAGAAGTCTATTAGCTCACTTATTGTTTTTTTAGAATCAGCATTTAAAAAACCCTTAGCTTCTTCTCC